CCAAATGGAAGGCTGCAACAGAATATTGTTTGGATAGAGGTTGGGAGTTCAAGTTAATAACGGAAGACCATCTTGGACTGTAACTAAATATCCAATGACGACAAAATCCATACTCACCACATTATCCGAAGAAAAGGCAGCGGCTCAATATCCAACAATGAGCCGTGAATCTTTGCGTTGGTTGTTGCAAAAAGTTGCAGCGCTTAGAAATCCAACACGTTTATCTGTTCCAATTACAAAAGAACAGAATAGATGGACAAGACCAGGAGACAGACAGAAATTTTTAATGGGTGGCATGTATTACTTTGTGTATGATCCAAAAGGTAAGGCAAATTTACCATATTATGACAGATTTCCACTGGTATTACCACTTAAAAGACAATCAGATGGGTTTATTGGGTTAAATCTACATTATTTGCCACTAAAGTATAGGGTTCTTTTCCTGCGTAAGTTATTGAATTTCGCAATCTATGATGAGAATGATGAAATAAAGCGAATCCGTATCACCTATCAAATCCTGGAAGCTTCTTCTAGGTTAAAAGAATTCAGGCCTTGCATCAAACACTACCTATACAGTCATATAAAATCCAGAATTCTGGCTGTAGAACCTAATGAATGGGATATTGCAACATATTTACCAATTCATCAGTTCAAAAAGGCAAAACCACAAGAAGTCTGGAAAGATTCGGTCCAAGAAATAAGGAATTCTTAAATGGCACGTACACTCAACGATTTTAAATCAAGTTTTTCTGGTGATTTGGCTAGAACCAGTAGGTTCGATGTTGAAATACCTCTACCATTAACTTTGGTTCCATATATTAAGTCTGCACGTAGACTCAATTATAGATGTGAGGTTGCAAATTTACCTGGTAGAACATTTGCAACCACGGATCAAAAGACTTATGGTCCAGTAGAAAAACATCCATATCTTACGACATACAATGATATTGATTTGACATTCATTGTTGATGATGACATGCAACAGAGATTGCTTTTTGATGGTTGGTTGAATTACATCAATCCAACATACAATTACAATATGCGTTACAAAGAAAATTACGCAACAACTTTGACAATCAATCAATACAACGTTTCAAACGAAAAAACATATGCCGTCAGTTTGATGGATGCATATCCAATTTCCATGAATCAGTTGGATTTAGATTGGAACGGAGATGGGTATCATAAACTGACAGTGACATTTGCATACACATACTGGAAAAATTTGTCTCTACAAGCTTTGGGTATGGACCTTTTGGATGCAGGTTTAGATTCTATTGCAAGTGGAATGGGTGGATTAGGTGGTTCTATAGGAAATGCTGTTTCAAGTGGATTTAGTGGCATAGCAGATTCAATATCATCACCAATAAATTTTAATGAATGAACTAAGGAGTTATTATGGCTTTACCAAAACTTGAAGTGCCAACATATGAACTGGAATTACCACTTTCTAAAAAGAAAATTAAATATAGACCGTATCTAGTCAAAGAACAAAAGGCCTTGATGATGGCCTTAGAATCTTCTGATGCAAAAACAATTCAACACAACGTCAGAGAAATTTTGACTGTGTGTACTTTGTCTAAAGATGTAGACATTGATGAATTGCCAATTGTAGATATTGAATATTATTTCCTACAGTTGCGAGCAAAATCGGTCAGTGAAATCTCCGAATCAAAATACCGTTGTAACAATGAAGTCGATGATAAAGTCTGTGGCAACATCATGGAAGCCAAGATTGATTTGACTGAGATACAACCAGTACAAGAAGAATATGTGGATCCGGAAATTAAATTGACCGACACAATCACCATCAAGATGAAATATCCACCATTTAAGTTGGTTAAAGATTCTATTGATATGGATAACATCACAGAAGTTACCTTCAATATGTTGGCACAGTCAATTGAATATGTTTATGATGGTGAACAATTTCATTATGCGAAAGAATCTTCGGTAGAAGAATTGGTTGATTTTATCGAACAATTGAACCAAGAACAGTTTGAGAAACTGGAAAAGTTCTTTAATAGTATTCCTAAACTATCTAAGAAAATTGATATGACTTGTTCCAAATGTGGTTTCGAACACCACTTGGATGTGGAAGGGCTCGAAAGTTTTTTCGGCTAATACTTTGTTATGATGATTTAAAAAATTACTACAAGACTAACTTTTCTTTGATGCAACACCATAAGTATAGTCTTACCGAACTTGAAAATATGATACCTTGGGAACGAGATATCTATGTCGCCATGTTGATTCAATATTTGGAAGAAGAAAACCAAAAACTAAAAGAACGACAAAGAAATAAATGAAGTTATTCGGAAATAAAAAAGAAGGCACAGGCGATAAATCGTCAAGCCCTGTTGCGTCTGAAAAAACAAAAAGTTCTGCTAGTTTTCTGAAAAGAACTGTAAGTAAAATTGGCAGTCTTTTTTCTAAAACAAATACCGAAAATACTGCTGAACCCATGTCTAACGCCGAATATCTCGGTGAAATTTATAAATTGATGGTGCAAAACAGTGTCGATATAAAATTAGAACGTGAACAACAGGTTAACTTTAGAGAAGAAGAAGATTCTGAGGAACAAAAAAGACACTCCGAAATAATTAAGGCTTTGACTATACGTAGAAGACCGAAACCTAAAGCAGTTATACGCCGTGAAAAGAAGGCAACAGAAAAGGCGGCTCCACCTGCGCCGAGTATACCTGGTAAACCCGGTAAGCCAGGTAAACCATCTGCGCCATCCAAACCAACTGAGACAAAACCACCTCAACCTAGTCAACCATCAAAGCCAGCTGAACCTAGTAAGCCGGCTCAGAAACCAGCTGAGACTAAACCGGCTCAACCTAGTAAGCCGGCTGAACCTGTTAAATCAGCAGAAACTAAACCAGCACAAAAGCCGGTTGAGCCAGCTAAACCAGCACAGAAGCCGGCTGAGCCAGCTAAACCAGCACAGAAGCCGGCTGAGCCAGCTAAACCAGCACAGAAGCCGGCTGAGCCAGCTAAACCAGCACAGAAGCCGGCTGAGCCAGCTAAACCTAAGACCGCAGAACCAGTTAAGGAAGCACCAAAGCAACCAGCTGCAAAACCTGCCGAAACAGTTAAACCACCAGAACCGGTTAAACCACCAACTGCAACACAAAAACCACCATCAACAGCAAAACCTGGTGCTGCAACTGCTGCCAAGGTAGCAAAAGAAGCTCCTTTCTTGTATGCTGCCACACAAAATACTAAGTTCATGGCAGGATTAGGCGTATTATCAACAAAATATAATTCAACTGTTCCCGATTTATTAAGTTTCATGATGAATGAATCTGGATTGAATCCGGCTGCTCATAACAAAAATGGAGGAGCTTCTGGTTTGATACAGATAATGCCAAGTACATTGAAAGGTATGAAGGAACGAGGTTATAAATCTGTAAAAGATATAAACACGGTTGATGATTTAAGAAAATTGTCAGCAGAAGAACAATTACCCATTATTGATGATTATTTTAATTACACACAATTAGAAAAATCTGCCAAAGTTGCTAAAGAACAAGGAAGAAATGTTGATTTGGCCACTTTATATTCAGCTGTTTTTCTGCCTGCTTTTAAAGATAAACCGAATGATTTCATAATGGGTATAAAACCCGGTGAAACAGTAAACGGTAAAAAATCCACTGATATTTTATATGGAAAAACCACCTATGGTACTGTATATTTGTCAAATAATGCTTTTGATAAAGGATCAAAAGTAACAAAAAAAGATGCAAAAGGTAAACCATTAGAAGTTGAGGGCGGTAAAGGATATTTTAACAAAGGTGATATTGGAATAAAAGCCGGAAAATTCAATGACCTTGTTTCACAATCACTATCTGTAAATAATTCTGGTTCAAAAATAGACCAATCATCCAAAGATAATAAAGATATGAAGTCACAAGAAAAATCATCTCCACCACCTATTCAACAAAATACAACTAACGTAAACAACACAACCGAATCATCAAATACACCAAAGGTTGATGATAGACCAGCACACCAAAGAAAGTAAAAAATGGCAGATAATAAACTAAATTATCAACAGGCTAGAAGTGTCAGAAAAGCAAAATT